TCATCGGGGGGCATACCGGCTTGCCGATCGCCGAGCCGGTGGTGGGTTTCTACATCATGCACGAGGGATTGTCGGTGCTCGAGAACGCAGCGCGGATCGGGGTGCCAGTCCCAGAAGCGCTCCGCCAGGCATTCGATCGTTTCGGAGAGAAACGAGATGACCAGCACGCGTGACCGCTGGCAGCGATGTGCCGGGTGTGGTGCACCCTACGATGTCGTGCTCGTCTGGCAAGGGGGCCTCGCTCGCTGCCCGTATTGTGGCGAGCTGCTTAAGCCCGGGAGCGTGCGCAGGGTCGACGCCGACGGGCAAGCATTCGATCTGGTCCGCTGCCCATGGTGTGGGCATGAGCGGCCTTGGATGGCAGTCGAGCGGGCTGGCACTCCCGAGCACGTCGTCGACGTCTATTACCGCTGCGAGGAATGCCAGCGCCCTTTTGTAGTGGCGCACGACCCGACCGCGATGGCACAGGTCGCGCTCACGGACCTCGATACGAGAACCTTGCAGCGCCTCGCGTTCTACCGCTGGCTGTACCGGGGAGGTACGCGATGACGCCGGTGCACCGTGGCCTCATCGACCTCGTGGTGTACCTCTGGCAGCTCGGTGCCGGTGCCGTCGCCTGGTCGGAAGACGATCGGTGCTGCTATCTCGCCATAAGTCCCGGGACGATCGTCGAGGTCGCGCGCGGTGACCTCGGAGTACCCCCGCAGCGGCTAGCGGCTGCCATCGCTCGCGAGCTTCCACAGTGCCCTGCCCCGCGGAACCTCGCTGAGTTCCCGTACGTACCAGTACGAACGCTTCGCTGGTGGCGGTTTCTCGCCTGGTGCTATCGGGAGGGGATCCTGAATGAATGGCACAGTAGTGGTCGGCACACTACCGAGAATCTCGGTGACACGCTTCGCACAGATCCTTCGCGAGGCGAGGTCACCTGCTGCAGCTGAAGCAGACGCCTGCTGGCGCGCCGTCGCCGCCGAGGGGGTCGACCCTCTCTTCGCCCTGGCCATCTTCGCCCACGAATCGCGCTTCGGCACCGTGGGGCTGGTCGCCGAGCACGACCTCCGCAACCCCGGCGCCACTCGCACCAGCCGCACCGGCGCGGGCCAGCCGGTCAGCGTGCCCGGTCGCGGCCAGTTCGTCCGCTACCCCAGCTGGACCGAAGGGTTCCGGGACCTGGCCCGTCGACTGGTCGACCCCGGCTTCGTCTACCGGCGCGCCGGAGCCGACACCGTGGAGGCGATCGTCCCCCTCTGGGCTCCCGCCGCCGACGGGAACGACCCGGCCAGCTACATCGCGGCCGTTCGGCGCTTCATGGCGCAGCACGGCGAGGAACCGGTGCCAGGTGTACCGCTCGAGATCGCGCTGGTCCCTCGCGGGGCGCCGAACCGCCCCGCCTACCCCCTCCGCCCGGCCTGGATCACGGTCCACGAGACGGCCAACGAGCAGCCGGGCGCCGATGCCCGGGCTCACCAGCGCTTCGTCCACAGCGGGGGCGGCCCCGAAGGGGTGAGCTTCCACTTCGTGGTCGACGACCAGCGCATCGTGCAGCTCCTCCCCACCACCGAGAACGGCTGGCACGCCGGCGACGGCGCCCAGGGCCCGGGCAACCGCACCAGCATCGCGGTGGAGCTCTGCGTGAATCGCGACGGCGACTGGTCCCGCACCCAGGAGCACGGCGCGCGGCTGGTGGCAGCTCTCTGCCGGGCCTTCGGGCTACCAGTCGAGCGAGTGGTACCGCACCAGAACTGGAGCGGGAAGCGTTGCCCGAGGCGACTGCTGGAGCAGGGGTTCGAGGGGTTTCGGCAGCAAGTAGCGAAAATACTGGAGGGTGGCGAGATGGCAAGCGACGTCGTTCAGATCGGGCCGCTCGGGCGGCACGTCGGGCATGGTTTCTTAGAGTTCTGGAGGACACTCGAGCGGATCGATCCGACGCTGCCGTTACGGACACTCGGATGGCCTCTAACAGAGGAGTTCGAGTACGCAGGGGCTGTATACCAAGTGTTCGAGCGAGCCGTGCTCAAGTATGGGGAGAGCGAGCCCGAACCATGGCGAGTCCATGTCTCGCTGTTCGGCGAGGCAACACGAGTTGTCGAGTGGGCCCGAAGCCGGGGGTTACTGCGGTCATGAGTGCATTGGTCGTCAGAATGGTCGTCAAAAGCGATCGCCCCGGGATATCCCGGGGCGATTTTCCTTGATTTCTTGCGGTAGGCCGCGAGGGACTCGAACCCCCAACCCGCTGATTAAGAGTTAGGGCCAGCCCGTCCTGCAGGAGTAGCCGTTGTCCGCAGAAGCACGTTCGTACGCTGCAAGACAGGGTGCGCTAGCCGCTGGTGTCCGCCAGCGTTCGGCCCCGTTGGTCGTCAGAATGGTCGTCACCTAGGAGCGCGTCGATCCGCCGGGCGGCGTCACCCAGGTGGCGGGGGAGCACGCTCGTGTACGTGTCGAGCGTGAGCGTGATCTGGGAATGCCCGAGCAGTTCCTGCACCACTCGCGGTGGCACCTCCTGCGCAAGTAGGAGAGTGGCACAGGTGTGCCGGAGATCGTGGAAGCGAATAGGCCGCACGCCGGCCTGCTGGCAGAGCCGCCGGAAGACGCGGCGGACATTCCGCGGGTCGAGCGGGGTGCCGATCGCTGTGGTGAAGACCAGGTTCCACCGGTTCCCTTGCCAGAGCGATCCTGCTGCGAGTCTCTCCTCAATCTGGCGCCGGCGGTGGATACGCAGGGCCTCACGGAGAATCTGCGGGAGGATCAGGACCCGGCGGGATGCCGAACTCTTCGGGGGGACGAGTGTTGGTTCTCCTGAAATCCACTGCAGCTGTGCCGTGACCGCGAGGGTGCCGCGATCGAGATCGATCGAGTCCCAGGTGAGCCCAAGCGCTTCCCCTTGGCGGAGGCCGAGCGCAAGGGCGACCGAGAACAAGGCGCCCAGCCGGTCATGGCGGGCCACGCTCAGGAACCGCCGGGCCTCGTCGATATCCCACGGTTCGATGGCTGGGCGCTCTTGCCGCGGCGGGTCAGCGAGTTGGGCGACGTTACGAGCGATGATCCCCCAGCGCACCGCGTCATTGAGTGCGGCCCGGAGCACCACCCGACAGTAGTCGGCTGTTCTGGGTGAGAGTCCGAGGTCGAGACGCGAGGCGACGAGCTGCTGCACATGGTGGGGCTGGAGCTTGGCGAGCGGGATTGCGCCGAGGAACGGGACAAGGTGCACTCGCACGATCTGCTCATAAGAGCGGAAGGTTTTCGGCCGGAGCCGGTGGCGTACAGCGTCAAGCCACTCGGAAAGGAACTCACTAACCGTCGTTCGCTCATCGACCAGCGGGAGTCCACGGCGGAGGTCGGCTTGCGCACGTGCCAGTTTCTCTTGCACCTCGCGCCTGGTACGGCCGTAGATCGACTTGCGGACTCGCTTGCCGTTCACGAGCCCGAGATCGACTTTGGCTTCCCACCGCCCGTCGGCCCTGCGGTAGATTGTGCCCTCGCCCCGCCCGCGTCGCGCCATTACGTACTCCTTGCCTTTCAGGGACCTGTCGCGCAAGAGGACTACGCGCCGGTAGCTCCGCGCGAGTTCCCAGTGCCCAGCTCATATGTGCCGATAAGAATAGCCTCACCCGGGTGCTGGCGGTTCCACTCACGGATCTCGTGTAACAATTCTTCCGCATAGACGCCGGTCACTTTCGTCTGCACCGTGCGTCCTTTGTAACTCACCCAGACCTCTTCTCCCCCCTTAACGACTGCAACCCACGCAATCTCGCGAATCGAGAGCCATACACTGCTTGCCGTTCCCGGGGCGCGGATCACAAACCATTCCCCTGCTGGCAATCCTTCCATTGGAAGCACCCTCCATTCGTTGTGCGCCCTATCCACTGCTATAGGATGCGCTAAGAAACCGCTCTAGTGGAGTCAGGTCGTGATCATGGAGCCCTCGCTCCGTCCGCGGCGTGTCATAAGCGCCCCCACCCCCAGAGCGTTTCGTTCCACCGGAGCACGAGTTCATACTCCGCCGGTTCACAAGGCCAGCCGTTCCTGACGAAGTTGTTTCTTTCTTTCCCGTTTTGCACGCTTGAACGTTGCCACCGGTGCTAACTGCGGGTACTGTACTCGTGCACCGGACAGCAGTTCCTGGACGGTCAGAATCTGGAGCCGTGGGTAGCGGCGGCCGGGGAAACGGGGAGGCTCGTAGAACCCTGCAGCCACCGCCTCACGTTTCATGGGCTCAGTCGGTGGCTCCAGCGTGATGAGCACGCCGATCGCTGCCTGCTCGCGGTCGATCACGCCACGGAGATCCCGTACCTGGCCCACGTTGACCGCACCGCTTTTGACCTGGACGACGATCCGCTTGGCCTGACCGCTATCATCATCGAAGAAGTAGATGAAGCCGTCGATCCCCCGGTCAGCGCCCTTGCGCTTGTCCTGAGCTGGGTGGGCATCGACGAGGCTGAGCGCCCACCACTCGAACTGGTGGCGATCTCGCTGGGCGAGTGCCCGAGCGCTGGGGAGGTCTTTGGGCGCGCCGTGCACCTCGTAGGGGTGGAGTTCATCACCGAAGGTGTCCTGAAGCCGGCGCTCGATCAGGTCGATGGCGAGATAGGTGATGTCAATGCCGATCCAGCGACGGCCGAGCTTTTCGGCAGCGACCACCGCAGTACCGCAGCCGCAGAAGGGATCAAGCACGAGGTCGCCCGGGTTAGAGCTGGCGTTGATGATGCGTTCGAGCAGCGCCTGAGGTTTCTGGGTCGGGTAGCCGAGATCCTCTTTTCCGAGGGCTGGCGGTATGTCATCCCAAATATCTTGCAGCGGCACGCCAGGCTGCTCGTCCAGGTAGCGCTTGTAGCAGGGCATCCCGGTCTTGGTGTACACCAGCCGACCGGCACGCTCGAATGCAATCATGTTCTCCTTGCTGTATGCCCAGAAACGGCCACGATAGGGATAGACTGCCTTGTATTCCCAGCCAGGTTGCGGGTTCTGCCACTCATCGTCGAGATCGGCCTGCCAGGGGCCGGGCGGATCGATACGGCGCTTGACCCGCCAGGCATACTGGGTGTCGCCGCCTGGCTTGGCTGCGGTGAGATTATCCATGCGATACCGTCGCCCGGTCTCTGGTTCCACGTAACGATAAAACTCCTGGACGTATTTCTCATCATAAGGAAGATACTGCGAATTCCAGGTGTAGGTTTCCGTCTTGGTATAGAAGAGGATGACGTCATGCACTCGCCCGTACCTCCGCATCCCTTGCTTCGTGTCGCTATGGGCACTCGAGCGCTTCCAGATGATCTCGTTCTTGAATTGCCGCGGGCCGAAGATCGCATCGAGCACGAGCTTGATGTAATGGCTCGCCGTCGGATCACAGTGCAAGTAGAGCGAGCCCGTGGGTTTGAGCACACGGTGCAGCTCGACGAGGCGGATGGCCATCATGGTGAGATAGGCCATGACGTCGTTTTGGCCGAGAAAGGCCCGCAGTGCCTGCATGAGGTCAGCGACTTTCTTCGGTCCAGCGGTGACGAGCTCGTGGAAGGTGCGCTCAGCCTCGATCCCCCAGTGCCAAGTGTCCTCGAAGGCCGTGATCTGGGCTGCAGACTGCTCGCCGGACCGTTCACGGAAGAGCACGTTGTAGGTGGCATTCGAGTTAAACGGCGGGTCAAGGTAGATGAGATCAACTGACGCATCCGGTATGTGCTCGCGGAGCACGTCGAGGTTGTCACCGAAGTAGAGTTGGTTGCGCCAAGTGTCGGTCATGAACAGCAGCCCTTGCATGTTACTTAGATCGTCACATTCAGACGCCGGAGCATCTCGACGAGGCGAATGCACTCGACATTGAATTGATGACATACATCAGGAATCTTGATCTTTTGGGAGGTTTCTGAAACACTCTTCTCATGTGTCACAACAATTGCACTGTATGCTACAGCATACGCGACGATCCATCCGTCTGCCTTGTTTGCAAATTGATATTTCGCTGCTGATGATTTGCCCCGGAGTCCGTTGACATGCCGTATAACCTCTGAGTAATGCTGTTGGACCAAGGGATCAGACTTTGCCGCGCGCCACCCATTGAAACTATCCTTCGCCCATTCAGCGAGGGTATCCTGACGCTTCGTGAGCTCCTCGCGCACCGCATCGACGCTGACCACTTGTCCATTTGTAGCTAACTCTACGAGCTTTTGCCAAAATGCAGGGAAGATATCCATCGGATACCACCGATTTGCCCCGTGAATGAATACGTTAGAATCAATGACGAAGTGCTCCATAGCCCCTTAGCTCGGCGTGAATCTGTCCAGTAGCCTGGTGAGGGCCTTCGCGCGCACATCGAGCAGCTCTTCCGCTTCCCGATACGAGAGTTCTTCTTCCTCTAATGCTTCGATGACAGCCTCGACAAAAGGACGACCGAGGCGCCGCATCTGCATGCGGTAGAAATCACCGCCCGCGTGCGCTGCCTTCTCTTCGCGCTCTTCATAGCTGCTTCGGAGTTCCTCGAGCAGTGTGTCTCCCTGCACTCGATCGAGTAGGTTCAGTTCGAGCGCACGGACCACGATCGCTGCCCGGCTTACCTTCCACTGCTCTGAAAGGCGATACGTCATCTCCTGAAGCGGCTCTTGGTGCAGTTCTTGCCAGGCAGCGCGAAACAGCGCTTCAGGCATGAGGAAGGCCGCTGCAATACGATTGCATGCCCGTTCGATCTCTTGCCCTGCTTCCTGCCCGAGCGTAACGCGGCTGATGCCACTCTGACCAAGCCAAAGGTGCGCAAGTTCGTGGGCGAGGGTAAAAATCTGAGCCGCCTTTGCTCTCTCTCGCCCTGTATTAATGAAGATGAATGGTGCGTACTGATCGACAAGTGCAAACCCACTAAAGTCCTCTTCGCGCAGGCGCTGGTGGGTATTGTTGCCCAGCACACTGTTAAACACCACAACGACGCCCGCCGCTTCAGCTTGATTAGCCAACGTCGCGAGCGCGTCAGCACGAGTCGATGATGCTCTGGGCCAATCATCCGGCAACCGAAGGACGGCACGCATGTCACGCGCAGCCTTCTGGGGGGCAACTGTCGCATCGAACTTACCGATAAACTCGAGCCGAGGCCGGCCGCTCCTCTGCCGATACTCGCTGAGCCATTCCTGGCGAATCTGTAGCATGCCGATAAGGGCCTGCATTTTCGCAGTAAGCCGGAGAGGCTTGCCTGAGCGTACGCGGAAGTCTGGAATCGCGATCTCCTCACGTGGCGGCTCGGGAAGAAAGAAGTATCCGAATGGCGTGAGGGTAGCTCGAGCGAACGCTTCGAGCTGTCGGACTGTGGGCAGCTCCGCGCCGTCGAGCCATCGAGACAGCTTGGGAAACCGACGTTCCAGCTCCGCACGGTTCCCGAAACGTTCAACGGCCCATTGGAGGAGCGCAGGTGACACTGTACCAGACGGAGGAGACACCGCACGCGCCTCGTCTGGCAGGAATGCACGCTGCTCGTATTTCTGCTCCCCCGAGTAACTCATTCGTGCGCCACCCTGTCACGTTCGCAGAAAGTAGCCAAGGAAATGCGATCTACGAAGATAGGAATAGACTCAATTAAACCATGCTCTCACTCCACCCGGTACACCACTCGACCCGCTATACCGGCCTCTCGAAGGCGGCCGCGATCGCCTCGACTGTCCGTGCGTGCTTACCCGCCTTCGGCTTAACCCCGCTCACACCCAATCCCATCGCCGTCCGTATCGAACCGATGCGGGTCGGGCGGACGAACCTCGAACCGCCGGTACGGGATATCGCTGCAGTCGAGATCGGGCGGCGGTGGCGGGATGCAGACGGTCGGATAGGACGGGTCGCAGTTCGGTTGCGGCGACGGGCCCGGTGTGGGCGAGGGAGGCGGTGGCGGTGAAGGCGACGGTGCCGGCGGCGGTGTTTCCTCGCCGCTCACGGGTGGCACGGGACAGGCCGACCACAGCCCCGCCCGCTCCTCGCGGGCTGCGCGCTCGGCGCCGCTGAACCGCCACTGGTACTTCACGTCCGGCGGGTAGGTGGCCACTCCCGCGTAGCCCTGCCGCACGAGGACCTCGTTGAAGAGGTAAGGACCGACCCAGACGTAGCGGAGCAGCCGCCCGTAGCGGTCGGTCTCCGAGACGTCCTTCTCCAGCCCCACCTCCTTGCCGAGCAGCCAGGAGCGGGTGAAGGCGCTGGCCGCCTCGCCGTAGCACTCGACCTGCCCGTGCACCTCCGGCGTGTCCACGCCGATCAGGCGGACGCGCGCCGTCCGCCCATCCCGGAAGGTGACGTCGATGGTGTCCCCGTCGACCACGCTGCTGACGGTCGCCAGCTCGTAGACGCCGGCCGGCTGGACCGGTCGCCCGAGCTGCTCGTAGCGCCAGCGGTAGTAGTGCTGGCCCACGTTCCCCGCTTCCACCTGCCAGCCGGGCGGGTTCCCCGGGGTGTAGGTGAGCACGCGCCGCTCGAAGACCTGCACCAGCACCCACTGCGGTGTCCCGCCGACGCGCACGCGCGCCCAGTAGGGCTCGGTCAGCGGGAAGCCGGTCGCGTAGAAGGGGTTCGGGAACAGCGTATCGTCCCGGAAGCGCCAGCCGGTGTAGACCGGGCCGCGACCGGTCATGAAGGCCCAGAAGACGGAGGCGACGGTGTGGTTGGTCTCCGGGACGTGGAGGGCCGCCGTCACCCCGTACTGGCCCAGGCTCGGCTCCTGGCCCACCTGCCCGGCGCGGTCGACCGTTTGGGTGACGAGCTGGCCGGGAGCGAGCGGCGGGGCAGTGAGGAGCCCGCTGAAGCTGGCGTAGGTGGGGGCGTCGGGATCGTCCGGGTCACCGGCCACGTTGACCTGGGCCGGCGGGTGCGGCTCGAAGGTGGCGTCGCCGAGTTGCAGCTGGCCGGTGACGAGTTCCTTGGCCAGCAGGCCGTTCGTGACGTACCAGGGAGAAGTGCGGTCGCCGGCCGGATCGGTGATCTCCATCCGCGTCTTGTCGAAGTACTGGACCAGGCGGCTGCCGCCCGGTGCCTCGACGTAGGGCTCGCGCAGCGGTGGGGTGAACGGTTCCGGCCCCCACATCCAGGTGCGGGAGACCTGTCCAGCGGCGACGGGCAAGTCGCTGCGGGCCCAGGTGTCGAGGAAGGCGTCGTGCCCGGTCGGGCTGGCAGCTGCAGGCACGGCGACGAATAGCCCACTGAGCGCAAGCACGAGAGCGAAGATTAAAGCGAGCCGTCGCACGTGTCGCCGAGACACCGCAGATCTCCTTCCTGCTAGACGAGCCCAAGACGCATCTTGACTAGCCATGGTGGCACGGCGCAGGCAGCTGCGATGGCCTCGATGGTTTGGTACTCACGGATGGCCCACGACGGGACGAGCAGGCAGGCGCCGGTCAGCGTGGCCTGCCGCTCCAGCTTGCGATCCCAGAGGTATGCGAAGGATCCATGCTGGCAGAGCTCGATGACTCGCTGGTCACCGTTCAGCCAGTGGCCAAGCTCGTGCGCGACCACGGCGCGCTGTTCCTCGAGCGGGAGCAGCGCGTTGATCCACATCAGCTTGACACCCCTGTAGACACCCGAGATCCCTCTGATCTTCCCGAGATCGCTCCTGAACTCGATCTCCCACCCCTCGCGCTCGGCAATGTCGATGACAGGAACCGGCACCGTATCGTGCGCACGGTGCCGCCGGATGAATTCCGCGAGCGCCGTCCCAGCGATGGATGGGAGTCCCCCCATTGTGCAGCTCCAGTTTACCCTTAGATACCTTCAGACCTTCTCGTTTGTCAAGCCCTGTCGCGTGCTCGCACGTTGCGCGAGCGCTCGCGCGAACTGCGCGAACACGCGGACGAGCTCGGAGTCCGGGTGAAGCTGGCCGGGGCCGAGCAGCCACCGCTCGGCAAAGGTCGCCAGGGCCGGCAGGTCGACCTCGCGAGCCGAGTCGCACTCGATCGGGTACCCGGCCTCCCGCACGAGCTCGGCCACGCTCACATCGAGTGCCCGGGCGAGGGCGACGACCTGGTGCGGAGGCGGCAGGTACCCTTCGGTGGCCGTGTTTTCCATCCGCGAGATGGTGCGCTGGTGAATCCCGGTGAGCTCGGCCAGCCGTTCCTGGCTCATCCCACGGAGCTGCCGGAGCCGCCGGAGCGCTTTGCTGAATCCCGAGAGCTCGCCAGCCATGACAACCTCCTTCCCGTCTAGCGTCCAGCTAGCTACAGCATATGAGCGCCCACGCTAGACGTCTATTGACAACCGTTGGTAGTCGTGCTATGCTAGACGCTAGAAGGGAGGCAGTAGTCATGCAGCTTCTAAGGCGGCGATCCCGCATTACCAACCGGCCGTACCGTGGGATCTACTCGTACCTGTCCGTGGAAACGATCGAGCGCCTCGACGAGCTCGTGCGCCAGGGACGTTTCGTGTCCCGGTCGCACGCGGTCGACGCGCTCCTGTCTCGCGCCCTCGCCGAGCTCGAGCGAGAGGAGCAGAGCCGTGCGGACTCCCACTGACCGCGACCTCATCCACCAGCTCCTCGACGAGCTCGCCGAGCGGATCGCGCGGAGGGTCGCGGAACGCGTCTGCGCTGCCATCCAGCGAGACGCGACCGGAGGCGACGAGCCGCTCCTCTGCACGGTCGCGCAGGCCGCCGCGCTCCTCGGTATCTCGCGGAGCGCGGCCTACGAGGAGATCGCGAGGTCAGGGACGCTCTTCGGCGCGCCCGTGCTCAAGACGTCGGGCCGGATGTACGTCTCCCGGCCCGCGCTCAAGTCCATGATCGCGAACGGCCCAGCGGGGCAGCGCCGGGCCGGGTGACAGGAAGGAGGAACTGCAATGACTGGCACGATGATACCACGACGGCCGCTCCGTGACGTCCTCCTCGCCGATCGACGGGCGCTCGTCGTCGAGGACGGGCGCGTGCTCGTCCTCGCCGAGGACGTCTCCTGGGGCTACGGCGGGAGCGGGCCGTACCGGCTCGCCAGGGCAATCCTCTCCTACTTCTTCTCCCCCGAGTTCGCCGCCGAGTATAGCCACGCGTTCAAGTGGGACGTCGTTGCCGCGACGCCGCTGTTCCCGCCGTCGCAGGTGCTCGCGGCGGCGACGATCCGCGACTGGCTCGCCGGGCTGCACGGCGAGCGCCAGCTCCCGCGCGTGACGCACGACGTGCGCCTCGCCCGCTACCGCGAGGCACGGGCGCTCCTCGAGCGCTTCCGTGCCGCGCCAGCTGGCTGGCTCTTCTGGCACGGCTGGGTCGACGGTGTCGGCTGCGACCGCTGCCAGCTCCTCGGGCCGGAAGCTGCCTGCTGGGGCCGCGCGCTCTGTCACGGCGAGTACTGGGGCTGCGGCTGCGCTGCGTGCGCCGCTCGCCGCGGCTCGCTCGCGCTCGCTGGAGGTGCGCGATGACGGTGAAGCAGTGGCTCCGCCGGAGCGCGCGCTCCGGCTTCCTCTGCGTCTTCGAATGCGACGGCGAGCTCGTCGCGACCGACGGCTACCTGGCCGTCGCCGTGACGCGCGACGAGATCGCCGGGATCGAGGTACCTGGGCACGCCTGGGCGCGCGAGACCGAGCGCCGCGTGCGCCCCCTCTGGGAGGAGCGAGCGACCTGGCCGCCCGCCGCGCTCCGCCGCGAAGAGATCGCAGTCCGTGACCCGCTCGACCGCGCCCGGGCTGTGACCGGGCTCCTCGCCGAGTCGGAGGGAGCGTGCGCCCTCTTCGATCGTGAGCTCCTCGCGCTCGCTGGCGCGCTCGACGCCCGTGCCCGGCTCCGTCTCCGCGACGACGGCTCGGCGCTCGCGGTCGACGGCGCGCGCACGGCCGTCGTCGCGCCGCTCGTGCCTCAGGGAGGGACGGTATGTGCGACAGGGACGCCACGCGTGACCTCGTCCTCAAGCTCTTCGCCATTCACCGCTCGAACGCTGTCGTCGTCGACCTCGTCGAGGCGGCCGCCGCGATCACCGAAGCTGCCGAGCTCGCCGAGTACCTCGACGTCCTCGACGTCGACGACGTCGTCGAAGCGCGCGATGCGATCGCCCGGGCCCAGCGGGCGCTCCTCCGAGCCAGCGACCGGTTGCTCGAACGGATGAACGGGAAGGAGGACTGCGATGCGGTGTCCGTATTGTCACTTCGGGCTCGACGCGGAAGGGGAGTGGTGCGAGGTCTGCGCGGGGACGGGCCTGGCACGGGCCCGTCGCCCGTTCGAGGAACTCGACCGCGAGGAACTCGAGGTCACGCTGGCCGCGGTCGCGAGCGCGCTCGGCTGCTACTCGCTCGTTCCGCCGCGCTCTCCCGCCGAGCTCGTCGAGGCCGTCCGGTCCGTAACCGCCCGCTACGACCAGCTGCGGGATGAGCGGGCAGCGCTCGGGCGCGCCTGGGCGGAAGGGGATCAAGAGACCGTGGAGCGGATCGCGACCGACGCCTACCTGGGGGTGCTCTGATGAACAGCGTCCGGAAGAAGCGAGCGAATGACGACGTGAGCGTCCGCCACCGGCTGCTCCTCCTCCGCCGCGACCACCCGGACGCTCGCGTCCAGACCGAGCTCGTCGAACTCGACCGCGAACGGGGCTTCGCGCTCTTCCGTGCCTCGATCGAGATCCCGGGGGGCGGAAGCGCGACCGCCTACGGGAGCGAGACGGAGGGGGACTTCCGCGACTACATCGAGAAGGCCGAGACCAAGGCGCTCGGGCGCGCCCTCCGCGCGCTCGGGTACTCGGACGAGGGGACAGAGGACGCCTCGCCAGCGACGGACAAGCAGCGGAACGCCATCGCCTCGCTCTGCGCACGGTACCAGATCGACCCGGCCGCGCTCGTCGCCGCTCGCGACGTGCAGACGCGCGAGCAGGCCTCGCACCTCATCGACCTCCTCCAGCACGCGCACGAGCCGGTGCGGAGCGGCGACGCGGCGATGGGGTACCTCGCGCAGGTCGCCGACCGGTTCGAGCTCACGCTCGCCGCCCTCGAGCAGGAGCTCCGCGCGGCAGGGCGGCTCCGGGGCGACTGGAGCTCGCTCCGCAAGGCGGACGTCTTGTGGGCTGAAGCCCGTGCCTACCAGCTCGCATCCAAGTGAAAGGAGGTCGCTCGACCATGTTCGAACGATCCCCTGGACTCGCGAACCGAGCGAAGCTGTCCAGCCCGACGCTCTTCGGAGCAGAACTCCGCAGGCTGCGCGAGGAGCGCGGCCTGTCGCAGTCGGCGCTCGCGCGTCGCGCCCGTCTCGATCACACGTTCATCTCCCGCCTCGAGAGCGGGCAGCGCGAGCCCTCGCGGGAGTCGGTCGAGGTGCTCGCCGCTGCGCTCGGGCTCGCTCCGCCCGAGCGCCAGCGCTTGCTCGGGCTGGCCGGGTTCGGGCTGGCGACGAGCGGCTGGTACCGGGCGGTCGTCGAGCGGCTCGACCGCACGCTCGCCGATCCAGCGCTCGACGAGGACGCTCGCTCGCTCCTCTCCGACCTCGTGACGACTGCGATCGACCTCGTGGTGAAGACAGGACGGAGGTAGCGACATGGCGTGCCTGCGCTTTTCGACGACCGCCCGCCACGACCCGCGCTTCCGGGCGCTCTCGCTCGCCGAGCGCGCTGTCCTCCTCGCGCTCCTCTGCGTCGAGCGCGAGGAGGGCGCGATCCCAGCACCGTCGCTCGCGCTCGCCGTGGACGTGAGCGACGGCGACCTCGCACTGCTCGAGTCCGTCCTCGAGAAGAGCGTCACGCTCGGCCTCCTCGTACGCGACGGCGCGTCCTACCGCTCGCACGCCTGGTACCGCGCCGCCCGCTACCCTTCCGACCTCCCCGAAGCCACCCGCGAGCGCAAGCGCCGCTCCCGCGCGCGCGATGTCACGAGTGTCACGAGCGTGTCACGAGATGTCACGAGCGGTCACGAGCGTGTCACGACATGTCACGAGCGCGTCACGAGCGCGTCACGAGCGAGTCACGAGGGCGAGGCGGAGGTACGGCTTCACGACGCCGAAAACACCACCACAGCCACCGGGGCCTCGGCCGATGTCACGAGTGTCACGAGCATGTCACGAGATGTCACGAGTGAGTCACGAGCAGTCACGAGCGCGTCACGAGGCGAGCGAGAGCCGCGTCGCGACGAGGAAAACGGCGTGGCCGGGGAGCAGGCGCGTGTGCGACGCGCGCGGGGCCGTCGTAAGAACGTAATCGTTCAAGATATTCTTTCGCTATTAGACGAGAGTGAAACGAACGAAAACGAGAAAAACGAACGGAAACGACCTTCGGTCGTTTCCGGCGGCGCTCCGCCGTCGCGCTCGAGCCCCCAGTGGGACGTGTGGGTCGCGCACTGCCGTGCGCTCGGCTGCCTCGACGCGACCGGAGCCCCGCCGCCCTTCCCGGACGACGCCGAGCGCAACCGCCAGCTCTCGATCGCGGCCCGTCTCGTGCGGCGCGGGTTTACCGCCGACGACGTCGCCGCCTGCACGGAGCACCTGCGCGCGACGCGCCGCGTGACCACGCCGGACCTCCGCCGTGTCGAGGCCGAGATCGCGGCCTGGAAGATGGCCGAGCAGGCGCGCCGGAGCGATCTCGGCACCGTGGTCGCCTTTCCGTCCTGGCGGCGCGGCGTCTCGCGCTCGTTCGACATCGCCATGGAGACGCTCCTCAAGCTCGAACGCGAGGCAAGAGGGTCGTGATGCTCACGACGCACGACATCGCCCGGCTCCTCGTCCCGGTCACCGCCGCCTACGGCGAGCGCTTCCAGCACCTCGGCGACGTCACGGTCGCCGCCTGGCGGCACTTCATCGGGCATCTCCCGTACCGCGTCGCCGAGCTCGCCATCGACCGCGCGATCCGTCGCTCGCCCTACCCGCCCACCCCGCACGACGTGCTCCGCGAGGCGGCCGAACTCCTGCTCCCCGAGGACGCCCGCCTCTCGCCCGCCGAGGCCTGGGGCCTCGTCCTCGCCGAGGTGCGCAGGACAGGCGTCTACGGGAGGCCGAACCTCCCCGGGCTCGTCGGTCGTGCGGTCGACATCGTCGGCTGGCGAGAGATCTGCACGTCCGAGCACGTCGACGTCGTCCGCGCCCAGTTCTGCCGCGTCTTCGAGCAGCTCGTCCAGCGCACGCGCGACGAGCTCGCGCTCGCGCGGGCCCTCCCGCCCTGGGCGGCAGAGCGCGCCGCTGAGCTCACCGGTGCCCGCTACCCGGCGCTCGAGGAGGTGCGGTGATAGAGCGGATCCCACGTGTCAAAGCACGGCGCGTCAGCATCGGCGGCACGCGCTTCTACGAGGTCGAAGGCGTCTATTACGTCTCGGTCACGAGCGTGCTCCAGGTCGTCGGGAAACCGGAACTCGTCCGCTGGGCGAAGGCCGTCGCGCTCGACGCGGTCGCGAGCGCCCTTTCCGGCCGCGACGCGTTCACCCGCGACGAGCTCGAGGCCGCGCTCCTCTCCGCCCGTTCCGAGCCGGAACGCCAGCGCGACGAGGCCGCCGCCCGCGGGAGCGCGCTCCACCGCGAGCTCGCCTCGTCGCTCCGCGCGCACCCGGCCGCTGCTCGCGTGCTCGAACGGCTCGCGCTCACCCCGCTCGCCTACGAGGTCACGCTCGTCTCGCGCCGTTACGGGTTCGCTGGGACGTGCGACCTCGTGGCGGAGGACGCCGGCGGCACGCTCGCGCTCGTCGACTGGAAGAGCGGCAGCGTCTGGCCCGAGCACGCCCTGCAAGCCGGCGCCTACGCCGTCGCGCTCGACGAGATGACCGGCGAGACGATCTCGTCCGGCTACGTCGTCTCGCTCGCGAACGACGAGCCCGAGGTCTACGCCGTCGACCTCGATGCCGCGGGCGACGGGTTCCTCGCCGCGCTCGGGCTGTTCCGCGCGCTCAAGACCGAGTCGCTCCTCGAACGCTTCGGAGGTGGGCGATGAGCTGGAAGGACGTCGAGCGAGCGGTCGCGCGCCGTCTCGGCGGCCAGCGCGTGCCGGTGAGCGGGCGGGCCGGCCAGCCGGACGTGGTGCACCCGTGGCTCGCGATCGAGGTCAAGCACCGCCGGTCTCTCCCCCGCTGGCTTCTCTCCGCACTCGCCCAGGCCCGGGCCGCCGCCCAGCCCGGCCAGCTCCCCGTCGCCGTCCTGCACGAGCACGGCCAGCGCTACCGCGACGCACTGGTCGTGTTGCGGCTCGCGGACTTCGAGGAGTGGTTCGGCCCGCTCGGAGGAGGTGACGCATGACGTTCCTCGTGCGTGTCGAGCGCGACCACGGCACCGTCACGCGGATCGACGTCCTCGAGGCACGGCGCGACGGGAAGTCGCGCGTCGTCGAGCGCATCGGCACGCTGAAAGGCCTCGCGCTCGACGTGGCACGCCCGTACCTCGCAATGGACTGCGAACGCGCCGGCTACACGCTCCCGGAAAACTCGCAACCGTCTCTGGTCCCCGAGCCGCTCGGCGTGCGCCTCGCGCTCTACGCGCTCGCGCTCTCTCCCATCGAGAGTGTCGAGCGCCTCGAACGCGTCGCCCGCGGGCTGCATCTCCTCACGGAGAACGAGAACGAGGCGTACTACTGGTATGGCCTCTGCCGCGAGCGTGGCACGCGCGCGTGCACGGCCTTGCGGATCCTCGTCGGGTAAGGAGGGGACGGTGCAGATCGACGACGTCGAGGCCCTGCTCGAGCGCTACCACGAGCTCGACCGCACGTCGCACCCAGGCCTCGTCATCGCCCGCGACGAGCCACGCCGGCGAGCGTCCGCGCGCTTCGAGCGGGCCGTCATCGAGCGCACCGACCTCGACCGTGCGCTCGTCGTCCTCCGCTCCTATCGCGAGCAGCTCTGGCTCGTAATCAAGCTCGTGCACTGCATCCCGTACCCCGACCCCTCGCACGCCGACTACACGAGTGACCAGGCCTGGTTTCGCGAGATACGTGCCCGCCTCCAGCTCTCGCTCACCTCCCGCCGCGCCCTCGCCGCGCTCGACCTCGACCTCGGTTACTCGACCGTCTATCGCCGGTGCATCGAGGCCTACCGCTTCCTCCTTCCACTCCTGTCCGAGACGCTACCCGACAGAGACTGGACGAGAGTGAACTAAACGTGCTATCCTGGGTGTAGAATCGGATCGTCTGCCCAGGAAGGGAGTAACTCCCGTTGACAGCGGTCTACTGCCTCGCCTACCTCGCTGCGGTCGTGGCGGCGAACCTGGCCATGACGGCGGTCGCTGGCGCACCGCTCTCGACCTTCCTCGCCGTCGACGTCCTCGTCTGCTTCTCGCTGATCGCCGTCGACCTGGTCGTGCGCGATGCCCTGCACGAGCGGTGGGAGGGCCGCAGCCTCTGGCCGCGCATGGCAGCGCTCATCGGGGCCGGAGGCCTCCTCTCGTACACGCTCAACGGGGCGGCCGGCCGGATCGCGCTCGCCTCGTGCCTCGCGTTCGTCGCGTCCGGCCTCGCCGACGCTGCCGTCTACGCGCTCGCCCGCCAGCGACCACGCCTCGAGCGCGTCCTGCGCTCGAACCTGGCCGGCGCGCTCACCGACAGCCTCGTCTGGCCGACCGTCGCGCTCGGGAGCATCGTGCCGCTCGTGACCGCGAGCGAGTTCGCTGCGAAGGTACTCGGCGGGGCAGTCTGGGCGTTCGTGCTCACGCGGACGATCTGGCGCGAGGCGGTGGCATGACCGAGACGAAGCCCTGGGAACGCCTCCCCGGCGAGCCGGCGAAGGCGTATCACGCCTTCACGATCTACCGCGACCTGTCGCCGAAAGAGCGCTCGCTCCGCCGGGTCGCCGAGGTGCTCGGCTACGGCAGGAGCAAGGACAAGAAGGGACGCCTCAAGGTTCCGGCGACGATCGAGAAGTGGTCGCGGCGCTACCGCTGGGTCGACCGGGCGCTCGCCTGGGACGACGAGCAGGATCGCCTCCGGCGCGAAGCCCAGCGTGAGGCGGTCGAGGAGATGCTGCGCCGGCACGCCCAGGAGGCGGTCGCGCTGCAGACCAAGGCGCTCCAGCGGCTGCGCGAGCTCGACCCATCCGAGCTCTCGCCAGGCGACGTGCTGCGCTACTTCATCGAGGCCGCGAAGCTCGAGCGGATCTCCCGCGGCGAGCCCGAGACGATCACCGAGGAACGGCACCCGTGGATCGACGCGGTCATCCGCGCCTGGGAACGACGGGTCGCGAAGCCCGGCGAGTGACCGTCTCGTGCCCGGACTCGGCCGAGAAGGTCGTCCGCCAGCTCGCTGCGCTCGCGACCGTACCGGTCACCTATAACGGGAAGCCGCTCCCGGGGCCACCGCGCGAGATCCGCATCGGGCCACAGTTCTGGCGGCGGTTCGCCTGCGCCGCCGGCTGCGCTGCCTGCTGCCTCCCGTTCTCGCTCGACCTCTTGCCGTCGGAACGCGCCGCGCTCCCGCCGGAGTTCCAGCGGCACTTCCGCGAGCGGACGGTCACCGTGAACGGGCGGCGCGTGACGCTTGCGACCGTCGCCGACAACTGGCGGGACGGGCGGTGCCTCTTCCTCGTGCCCGGGCGCGGTGGCGACCTGCGCGTGCTCGGCTGCGCGCTCTACCCGACCATGCCGCTCTCGTGCCAGAGCGCGCCGCAGTTCCAGCCGATCTACCGGCGCGACGAACAGGTCACGTACCTCTGGAACCGCCGCACCGGTCACCTCGTCGGCGGGCACCAGCGCCTGCGCGTGCTCCTCGAGCGGGGCGTGAAAGAGGTCGACGTCTCGGTCGTCGATCTCCCGCTCGAAAAGGAAAAGGCGCTCAACGTCGCGCTCAACAAGATCCAGGGCGAGTGGGACGAGGCGATGCTCGCAGCGCTCCTCGAAGAGCTCGACGACGCCGGAGCGCTCGATCTGACCGGGTTCGACCGCGCGGAGCTCGACGTACTGCTCGCTCGCCTCGAGCAGAAGTTGCTCGCCGGCGGTCCGGTCGACCTCGAGGAAATAGGAGACGAAGACACGACCGAGGCCCCTCCCGACACGCTCGACGTCATCGTGACGTACGGGGCGGGGTTCGTCGTCTGCTGCATCGCCGTCAAGTACGGCTTTCGCTATGGGGTCCAGTCGTCGGAACCCGTGTGCTATCAGGCCGGTCGCTTGCGTGGCCACGAGGTCGCCTTCGTCGACTGCGACTACCGCAACTACGACCACGCCCGCCACCTCGAGGCCGTCGCGCGGTACCGGCCGAAGTACGCGACGGTGCGCGACGTCATGTCGCGCGAGCAGTGTCGAGACGCCGGGATCCCGTACTACCCGCTCGACACCATCCTGCGCTGGGCGGAGGAGCTCGAGGAGTACGCCGAGCACGTCATCGTCATCCCGAAGTACGACTGCCTCGACGAGATCCCGGAGCGATACGTCCTCGGCTACTCGATCCCAACGAGTCACGGCGGCACGCCGCTCCCGATCGAGCGCTTCTTCGGGCGGCGGATCCACCTCCTCGGTGGGTCGCCAGAGGACCAGTACCGGTACTGGCGCGCGGCACGCCCGTACGTCGTCTCGATCGACCACAACTACCTGCTCAAGATCTCGCAGTACGGCCAGCTCTGGTCGCCTGGCGGGCACAGCGTCTCGGTTACCGACGTGCTCGGCGACGACCTCGTCTCGACGGTCTTCATCGCCGCAGCGGTGAACCTCGCGCGCTTCGCTCACTTGTTCCGTCGGAAATCGAGCGACGACGAACTCGGGAGTCTCGTGCTCGATGGTCGCAACGAAGCTTGAACTCGCCATCGACCACTACGCTGACCGGCCTGTCGAGTTCGTCGAGGACCTCATCGGCGCGACGCCTGACCCATGGCAGGCTGCTGCCCTCGACGCGCTCGCACGCGGCAAGAGCGTCGCCGTCCGCTCGGGCCACGGCGTCGGCAAAACCGCGCTCGCTGCCTGGGCGGTGATCTGGAAGCTCGCCTGCTTCCCGCATGCCCGCGTGCCAGCGACCGCGCCGACGCAGCACCAGCTCCTCGACATCCTCTGGCCGGAAATCGCGAAGTGGATCGAGCGCAGCCCGATCCGCTCGCTCTTCGAGGTCACCGCAACCCGTATCGCGCTGCGCGGCGCAGAGAAGTCCTGGTTCGCCGTCGCCCGCTCGTCGAACCAGCCGGAGCGGCTCGCAGGGTACCATGCGGACCACCTCCTCTATGTCGTCGACGAGGCATCGGGGATCCCCGACTACACCTGGGAAGTCATCGACGGCGCCCGGACGACGAGCGGGGCGGTCGTCCTCGCGGTCGGGAACCCGACGCGGCGCTCCGGCGGCTTTTATCAAGCCTTCCACCGGCACCGCGCTTTCTGGAAGACGTTCCACGTGAGCGCCGAGGACTCGCCGCGCGTCTCTCGTGATTGGGTCGCGGAGATGGCCGCGAAGTGGGGATGCGACTCCGACGTGTACCGCGTCCGCGTGCTCGGCGAGTTCCCACTCGGAAGCGACGACACGCTCATCCCGCTCGAGCTCGTCGAGGCAGCCGTCGAGCGGGACGTCCCGCCTGGCGGACCGGTCGAGATCGGCGTCGACGTCGCCCGCTACGGCAGCTCGGAGACCGTCATCTGTGCCAGGCAGGGGCTCCGTGCCCTCTGGCTCCTCGCCTACCGCCAGCGGGCGGTCACTGAGGTCGTCGGGCTCGTCGTCCAGGCCGTCCGCCGCCTGCGCGACGAGACCGGCACGGAGCGTGTGCGCGTCAAGGTGGACGACACGGGCGTCGGTGGCGGCGTGACGGACGGCCTCCGCGAGCTCGAACGGGAGCTCCCGATCGAGGTCGTGCCGGTGACGTTCGCGGGCGGCGGAGACGACCACTACGCCGACTTCCCGTCCCTCTTGTGGGGCACGCTCCGCACGCTCTTCGAGCAGGGATCGATCTCGATCCCCCGCGACGACGACCTCATCGGCCAGCTCGCGACCCGTCGCTACACGGTCGACAGTCGCGGCCGGATCCGGATCGAGTCGAAAGAGCAGCTCCGCGCGCGCGGCCTCCCGTCTCCGGACCGGGCCGACGCGCTCGCCCTGGCGTTCTGGGCACCGACTCAGCGTCCCGTATTCCTGTTCGGGCGGGTATAAGGATGGTTCGCCGCTGGCTCACCACGCTGATCAAGCGAGACACCGGAGGAGAGCGGCCTCCGCTGGTCTCGGGCTGGCAAGCTGGACGGCCGATCACCTCCGACTGGAGCACTGAGCGTGCCATTCAACATGGGCTCAAGGCGAGTGTCTGGGTCTACGCTGCGGTCCGCCGCATCGCGACGAACGTCTCCCGGGTGCCCTGGCACGTCGAGGTCCTGCAGGCAGGAGGGACCTGGCAACGAGACCCCAGTCACCCCCTCGCCGTGCTGCTGAACGAGCCGAACCCGTTCATGACGGGGCAGGATCTCCGCGAGCGGTGGGTCTACCATCTCTGGCTCGGTGGTAACGCGCTCGGCAAGCTCGTCCTCGTGCGCGGTACACCTGTCGAGATCTGGCCTCTCTCTCCTGACCGCGTCAAGCCGGTCCCTGATCCGAGCCGCTTCCTCTCGCACTACGAGTACCGCGACCCGTCTGGGCAGGTGCACGCGTTCCCGCCAGAAGAGGTCATCCACCTGCAGTTCGTCGATCCGGCGAACCCCTACTGGGGGCTTTCACCGCTCCAGGCAGCAGCGAAGGTGGTCGACACGGACACGGCCGCCGTGCACTGGAACCTTACCGCCCTCCAGAACCGCACGGTCAAGGACCTCATCTACTTCCCCTCGCAGCCGCTCACGCGCGAGCAGTGGGAAGAAGCACGCCGCATGCTGCGCGAGCAGCACATGGGGCCGGACAACGCGCGTGGCATCTTCCTCGCCTCCATGCCCGGCGAGATCCAGGAGGTCGGCACCACGGCTGCCGAGCTCGACTGGCTCAACTCCCGGCGGCTCACCCGTGAGGAGATTGCCGCTGCGATGGGTATCCCGCTCGTCGTCCTGACCGGCGAGGGGACGTACCGCAACTTCGAAACTGCCGTCCGCATGGTCTGGCAGGACGTTTTCCTGCCCTTCCTCGACGACCTGGCCGAGGCGTTCAATGCCGTCCTCGTGCCGTACTGGGACCCCGAGGCTAGGCAGCCCGGAGCCCCGCCGAAGCTCCGCGTCGTCTACGACATCTCGAGTGTGACCGCGCTCCAGGAGGACTTCGGCACCAAGGTCGAGATCGCTGAACGGCTCGTACGGCTCGGCTACACCCTGAACCAGGTGAACCAGCGCCTCGGGCTCGGGTTCGACAACGTCCCGTGGGGCGACCAGCCCTCACTCGGTCCAACCGTGATGCTCGCGACCGGCCCACGGTCTTTCAAGGCAGACCTCGCGAGCGAGTGGCCGGAGGAGCGCAAGGCGGCGTTCTGGAGGCAGCGCGACACGGCACGGCGCCGCTGGGAACGCTATCTCGCGGACCGCATCGCGCAACAGTTCCTCGCTGAAGGGCAGGTCGTCGCACGCGCGTTCGCGAGAGGCGGAGAGGCCGCTGCCTATGCCGCGATCGATGCCGCGGCCACGGAATGGCGTGCCTTCCTCGAGGCTGCCTACCTCGCCACCATCGAGCACTGGGGACGCGAGGAGTTCGAGCGATTGCAAGCGCAGGCGGTCAAAGCGGCCCCTGCTGCCCGCAAGTTCCGCGCTCTCAGCGACCGCATCAAGACATGGGCCTCCCGGTACGCCGCGCTCAAGGTGAGCTACCTGACGGAGGCCACACGGCGCGCGATCGGCGCGGCGATCACCGAAGGGCTACTTGCCAACGAGGACACGCGCGAGATCGCTCGCCGGATCCGCGAAACGTACGAGCGCTGGGCCGAGCCACCGGACGACAGCGAGATCGACGTGCCGCGCTCGTACCGCATCGCCCGTACCGAAGCTGGGTCGGCCATGAACTTCGCCGTCCAGGAGGCCGGGCGGCAGGCGCGGGACGAGTTTCAGATGACGATCGTCAAGACCTGGATCTCGTCCCGAGACGACCACGTGCGCGAGTCGCACCGCCAGCTCGATGGCGAGACCGTCGGGCTGGAGGACCGCTTCTCGAATGGCCTGCTGTACCCACTCGATCCTGACGCGACGGACGCAAGCGAGGTCGTCAACTGCCGCTGTGTCGTCGCCCAGAGCATCGTCCGTTGAAGGAGGAAGGCATGGAGTTCAAGCTCACACCGCAGGCGGTCAAGGATCTCGACCCTACGCAGGGGATCGTGATCGCCTACCCGTCCGTCTTCGGCGTGCTCGATGACCAGGGAGACGTCGTCGAGCCTGGCGCGTTCCAGAAGACCATCGCCGAGTGGGGACCGTCCGGCAAGAACCGGATCAAGGCCCTGTACCAGCACGAGCCGTCCTGGCCAGTCGGGCGTCCCCTGAAAATCCTCGAAGATGCGCATGGCCTGTACACTGAGACGCTCTTCGCACGAACACCCATCGCGCGCGACGTCCTCTCCCTCGTCCAGGACGGGATCATCACCGAGCTCTCGATCGGCTACGACCCGATCAAGACGGCCCGTGGTGAGCGAGGGGAGCGGCTACTCAAGGAAGTCAGGCTCTGGGAGTACTCGTTCGTCACCTTCGCCGCGCTCGATGTCGCTCGCGTGGTCGGGGTGAAGGGTACGCCTTCCGCGGCTTCGCTGAAAGAGCGCATCGCTCGCTTCGAGAAAGCGCTCAAGAACGGGCACTTCGAGTCTGACGAGGTGCCACACCTGCTCCAGATCGCCCTTGACCAGTGGCGCCGCGAGGCGGAGCGGCTCGACCGGATCGCCAGCTCGCTGCTCCCACCCGCCGGGAAACCGTTCGGGCCATACCAAGACTTCGAGGACTGCGTGCGCCGCAACCAGGACAAGGAGTCACCCGAGGGGTTCTGCGCCTGGCTCCACTACCAGATCACGGGCGAGTGGCCGGGCCAGCGGTCGGTCGACTGGGAACGCGAGGTGCAGAAGCTCTTCGAGAAGCACGGCGGGACGGTCACGCTCTCGCTCGAGTCCGTCGAGCGGCTGTGCCCGGCGACGGCGAAGGCGATGCGCGAGAAGGGCCTCACAACGCTCACCGTCTCGCCGAAGCAGATGCCGCCGCAGCTGCTCGAGGGGCTGTGCAACTACTTCGGCCCAGACCCCGGTCTCTTCACCCGCTGCATGGAGTCGAGCCTCGGAGACTTCGATCCCACCGACCAGGCTGCGTTCTGCGCCTGGCTCCATTACCAGTGCACTGGGATGTGGCCGGGCGAGCACCGGCGGAACCCGTCACAGCCCCAGTTCAAGGAAGGACGGGTGCTGTCACAAGCCAACGTCCAGCGGGTCCGCAACGCGATCGAGGCACTCCAGCAAGCTGTCGAGGTGCTCGAGGAACTCCTCGCACTCGCCGAGCCGCGCAAGGAGCGCACTCAGGCCTGTGCGTGCTGCCGAGCCGAGCCGGGCTCTGCTCACTCGGATGGCGCGAGCGAGCTCCTCGCAGCACTCGAGCAACTCTCGACCTGGGCTCGCAAGGAGCAGCTGCTCCGCGAGCTCCGGAGCGTCACCCAATCCTTGCACACGGAGGTGTAACAGTGGAACTGCGAGAACTTGCCCGGTACCTCGATGAGGCGTTTCGAGAGGTGAAGACGCTCGTCGAACGCCAGGAACACGAGATCCGCACGCTCGGTGCTGCCCGCGAGGAGACCGGGCGGCGGCTCGACGCGGCGACCAAGCGGCTCGACGAGCTCGCGCAGGAACTCCAGGCTGTCCGGACACGGCTCGACGCGAGCGAGGCACAACACGCACGGCCAGTGGTCGGCTACACGGACGCCAAGAGCCTCGGCGAGCGCTTCGTCGAGTCGGATGCCTACAAGCGGTACCTCGAGGGAGGAATGACCGGGTTCTCAGCCCCCTTCCCGGTGAAGTCGTTCTTCACGAAGGCCACACTGACGAGCCCGCTCGGTACCGTGCCTGCCTACCTGTTCCCGGCGGAGCGTCTCGCTGAGCTCATCGCCCTCCCCGACCGTGTCCAGCGGATTCGCGACCTCCTCCCGGTGAACCGGACGACGACCGGGGTCATCGAGTTCGTCCGCGAGACAGGCTTCACCAATGCCGCTGCCCCGGTCGCCGAGGGGGCTGCGAAGCCGGAGTCGAGCCTCAGCTTCGAGATCGTCTCGACCTCAGTGAAGACGATCGCTCATTACCTGCCCGTCACTCGCCAGATCATCGCAGACGCGGCACAGCTCCAGAGCTACATCGAGAACCGGCTCATCGTCGGGCTCAAGCTCACAGAAGACCGGCAGATCCTGTACGGCGACGGCACGGGCCCGAACCTCTCCGGCATCATGACCGATCCGGACATCCAGACGTACAGCTGGTCACAGGGACAGCCCGGCGATACCAAGGTCGACGCGATCCGCCGCGCGATGACGAAGGCACGAGTCGCCGAGTACCCGGTGACTGGCCTGGTGCTGCACCCGAACGACTGGGAAGACATCGAGCTCCTCAAGGGCTCCGACCAGCACTACATCTGGGTCAGGGTCGAGGACGGTGGCGTGCCGCGACTCTGGCGCGTCCCCGTGGTCGAGACGACCGCGATCAACGAGGGCGAGTTCCTAACCGGCGCGTTCAGCCTCGGTGCGGCCATCTGGGACCGCGAGGAGGCGGCGATCCGGATCTCGGACAGCCATGCCGACTACTTCACGCGGAACCTCTACGCCATCCTCGCCGAGGAGCGGATTGCGCTCACGGTCTACCGGCCCGAGGCGTTCGTCCGCGGCGTCTTCGACAACCCACCGGCGGCGTGATGAGGCAGGACGCATGATCGAGCTCGAGGTCGTGCGCACGTATTTCGGCGAAGAAGGGTTCGTGCGCCGGGGGAGCCGGATCACGGTTCCCCCGGCCCGCGCCCGCCTGCTGATCCAGCGCGGCCTGGCCCGCGAGGTCAAGCCGGCGGGCCCGTCCGAGACGAAGCCGGCAGGGCCACTGGAGACGAAAGAAGCGAGCACCGGTGGCGAGGACGAGCCGGGTGCCGGGCGCGTCACTGCGGGTGGCATCTCGTATGCCTTCCGATGCGACGAGTGCGGGAAGGAGTTCCAGACGCGCCAGGGGCTCTCGACGCACCAGCAGCGCGCGCACGGGCGTGAAGTCGCGCGACCAGAACGGCTGAGCGAGTGAGGATATGGGCGCAGTCAAGGACCGGCTCACGGTCACGCTCGAAGAGGCCAAAGCCTGGCTCCGCATCGACGACGATGCCGACGACACGCTGATCGTGTCGCTCATCGAGGCAGCGAAGGAAGCTGCAGACGCCTACCTGGACAACCCGTTCACGGATGCCAGCGGCAGCCCAGTCCCGATCCCGGCTGCTGTGAAGACCTGGGTACTCCAGCGTGTGGCGCGCTTGTACCAGCGTCGCATCGAGGGAGTCACCGCGGAGCAGGTCAGTGGGGTTGGCAGCGTCACGTATGGCGAGGACGACTTCTCGCTGCTCTGGCCGTACCGGCGGATCCCCGGCTTCTAGGCTCGCCCGGCCGTCACGCTCGATCATCGCGAGGAGGTGAGCGATGCAGCTCGCCCGGCTGCGCCCGATCGAACTCCAGCGCCGTGTCGCGCTCGAGCGGGGCAGCCCATACGAGCCACCAGAAACGTGGGTGACGGAGCGGATGCTCTGGGCCGATGTGATCCCGCTCTCCGTGAGCGGTCGCGCAGCATACCAGCAGGTGGCGCACTCCCAGGCGACACACGTCGTCCGGCTGCGCGGGCGGCATGCCATCTCTCTCGGGCAGCACCGTTTCCGCTGGCGAGGGCAGATCCTCGCGCCCGTCGAGCCTGCAGTCGACCCGGACGGCACGGGACGCTGGACGACCGTCACGGTCGAGCTCCAGGGTGACTCCTAGCAGCGAGGGTAGTCATGGCACGGGTCTCGGTGGACGTCAAGCTCGTGTCGAGCGTGACTCAGGTGGTCGCTCACATCGACCGGACGGCCGGAGCACGTGTCGTCGAGGCGGCTAACCTGGTCCGGAACCGGGTCATCGAGAAACTCGCTGGTCCCCGTTCTGGGCGGCAGTACCGTGTCCCAGGGACGAACCGCCTCTATACCGCATCTGCACCAGGCGAGCCGCCTGCAGTGATGCTCGGCCGGCTCCGCCAGAGTATCCAGGTCCAGCTCACCCAGGACGAGCACCAGGTCGCGGCGCACGTCGGCTCCGACCTCGAGAAGGCCGTCTGGCTCGAGAAAGGGACACGGTCCATGGCGCCGCGCCCGTTCCTCGGCCCGGCCTTCGAGGAGACCAGAGCAGAGGTCGAGGCCATCCTGTCGCAGAGGTGGGACGAATGACACTGAGCTCAGACGACCTCATCGTGGAGGCAGTGTGGAGCCGGCTCGCGGCGGACAGCATGCTCGCGAGCCTGATGGGGGGACGAGCCCGGCAGTACCACGAGTGGGCAGAGCCGGACGCGCCGTTCCCATACCTCGTCCACCGCTTCCGGAGCGCGCCTGCGCCCACACCGGGGATGCGGCTCGGAACGTACGTCATCGATATCTGGGACCATGCGCCGACCGCAGCACGGCTCGCAGCGATCCAGCGGCGCCTGACCGAGCTCCTCGACCTCGCCTACCTCGAGCTCCCAGAACTCGGCATCGTCCGCTTCTGGAACGAGCGCTGGGAACCCGTACCGCAAGACGAGAAGAACATCTGGCGGCGGACGTCTGAGTGGGGCGTCCGCTACGCATCGAAGCGTGAGCTCACAGCGATCGTGACGAGAGGAGGATGAACCGATGCAGGGACTCACTGGACTGTCGGCAGCGACACCTGAGCGGCTCGTGCTCGACGCCGGGATGGTCTACTTCAACATCGACCTCAACGAGCTCGAAGACCCGGCGAACACTGACCCCGTCACGGCGGCGCTCGCCACGGCGATCCCGCTCGGCGCGACCCGGGGCGGTGCGACGTTCACGCGTGGGCTTTCGGTCCGTGAGGTCGAAGTCGATGGCAAGCTCGGGCCGTACATGGGGCTGGCCCGTCGCGAGGAGGTCCGCCCACAGCTCACGGTGACCTTCGTTGAGCTCACGGTAGACAACCTGCTCAAGGCGATCGCGGGAGCCACCGTGACGACGGCCGGCCAGTTCCAGAAGATCACCGGTGGACCGATCCTCGATACCAGCTACATCCCGAACGTCGCGCTCCTGGCCACCTACACCGGCAGCACGAAACCGGTCATCGTGGTGGTCAAGAACGCGCTCGTCCTCGAAGGCCCGGAGCTCGCACTGGAAGACAAGAACGAGGGCGGGATCGAGGTGACGTTCGTCGGCCATTTCGATCCAGGCGAGCCTCGCGTCGAGCCGTGGGCGATCTATCACCCGCAGGTCTCGTGAGAACGAGGTGACGCATGACGAAGGAGCACGAAATACCCGCCTTTCTCGCGGAGACACCAGTCGTTATCGTCGATGGGCGAGAGTATCGCCTGCGGCGGCTGGGCGTGCTCGACACGTTCCGTCTCGCTCGCATCCTGGCGACTGGCGCAGCCCGCCTCGGCTCCGAGCTCAGCCGCTACGAGCTCACCCCTGAGACGGTCGTCATGCTCCTCGTCGCCGGCGTGCCGTATGCCGAGCGCGAGGCTCTCGAGCTTCTCGCGAGTATCCTCGGGGTCGAGCCACGAGAGCTCGCCGATCCCGAGCTCTTCCCGATGCACGCGCTCATCGACATCGGGCAGGCACTCAGCGAGCACCCTGATCTCAAAGCTTTTTTCGAAAAGTTCACGCATCTCCTCAGCGATCCGAGGCTGCGGGCGTTTACCGGTCGCTCGACCGCCTCTTGAGCCGTTACGGGTGGGGATGGCAGGAACTCCTCCACGGCATCCCCTACGCAGACTTCATCGCTCTCGTCGAGGCGTCAGCTGAACAGGAAGCGGACGAGACGCGGGAGCGCTGGATGCGCGCCGCATTCATCGGCTGGCAGGTGTACCTCACGACCCCGCTCCCACGAGGGAAGCGTCACCTGTCGTTCATGCAATGGCTGGCAGCGCTCGGCCTGCACGACGAGCGCAGGCCTCGCATGACCCTACACGAGCGCGCTCGCGAGAAGCAACGGGCGGAAGAGAACGTGCGACGCGTCATCGAGGCCTTCAGGCGCCCAGAGAGGGCACGGCACCATGGAGATTCTCAAGCTCTTCGCGACCATCGCGATCAATAGCGAGGAGGCGGTCAAGGGGCTCGAGGAGGTCGAAGAGCGCGCTGAGCAGACGGGACAGTCGCTGAGCGAGCGGCTCGGAGGTCTCGGTGGAGCTATCAGAACCGGACTCGTTGCCGGTGTCACTGCGGCCGGCGCCGCTGCGGTCGGCATTGGCGCGGCTGCGTTCAAGATCGGTGAGAGCTTCGACGAGGCGTTCGACACGATTCGTGCCGGCACCGGCGCGACCGGAGAAACGCTCGCGCAGCTTCAGGACGATTTCCGGGCCGTGGCTGCGCGCGTGCCTGTCGACTTCGCCCAGGTCGGCACGGCGGTCGCAGATCTGAACACGCGCCT